ATGGCTGTGTTATTCACGTACCTGAGAGCACTGAGTATGTTAGCTGTAATGTTACCACTAACACATTTGAGGTGTTCAAGCAAAGAAACAAGAATCTAATTAAGCAATCTATTCAAGTAAGGATAGGTAACAACGACACAATCAATGGTTAAGATAGTTCTACCTAATGGAGTGCTTGATGTCTCAGAGAATCTTGCACTACCTATCACATTTAGCATTGGTGATATTAGAGATTTATCCTCACGCAAGGGGACATTCTCTAAGACCATCACACTAGCTGGCACTAAGAATAACAACGATCTACTTGGTCACTACTATGATGTCAACATACAAGCCGGCACATTCAACATCAACACACTAACAAAGTGTCAAATCATTCAGAATGGTGTACCTATTTTAGATGAGGCACTATTGCAATTGGTAAGTGTCAACAAGCTACAGACTAACACCAGGTATGAAGATGAGGTAAGCTATGAAGTATTAATCAAGGATAGTAGAGCTGAGTTCTTCACAGCTATCACAAATGCTAAATTAACTGACTTAGACTTCTCTGACTTAGATCATGTGTTTAGCTCCACTAATATAGTGGCTTCATTCAGTCACACTGTAGCTGATGGCTATAAGTATGTGATGCCGTATATCAATGGCAATGACTTCAATGCTAATGACTTCAAGCCAGCAATATACGCTAAGACTTACTTTGATAGAATCTTCGCTGTAGCTGGTTTCACTTACACTTGGGATGAGATAGCCTCAGCTAGATTTGATAAGCTGTTAATTCCTTACAATGGAGATACTAATGATCAAGATTATGCGGACTTCTTAGTAGAGGCTACTAACACATGGACCACAAGCTATGTTCAACCTACTGGCTATAACAATACATTTGAGGAGCTTATAGACTCAGGATGGTCAGAGGTTACAGATGCACAGAATATCTTTGACCCTACTACTGGAGAGTATTCAACACCATTTAGCACTAATGCCTTAGCTGGTGAGAATTATTCCTATGGTTTATCAATTGGTGGAACTATAACATTAGAGAATACAAGTGGTGCTGATGCTGTACTTTTTGGAAGTGCTGGTAATGGTTTTAATAGATATAGAGTATTTGCAAGGGTACAAGTAGGTGTTAACACAAATGCTGTCATTGTGTATGGCTCAAGTGTATTTGTACAATATACAGTTCCATCACCACTACCTAATGGCAATACTACTATCTTATCATTCTCAGACACCTTGACTATACCAGCTGTGGTCAATGGTGTTGTTTTTGGAATTAATGCATCTGATATTCAAATTCTTGAGATAGGTATTGAAGTTAAATCATTTGCATCTGGTAATGATACTCAACCATTAAATCAAAATAATATATGGATAGAACAAGTATCATTTAATTTAGCACCAGTTAACGTGGTCTTAGACTTGACATCAATAAACATGTCAATATTACCTAGCAACAACATTCAAGTAACTGGTTCAACACTCAACATCAATCAATATGTACCATCTGAGATAAAACAGTCTGACTTTGTTAAGTCTATCCTACAGATGTACAATTTGTATGTTGAGCAAGATGTTGATAACCCTTACAACTTAGTACTAAGACATAGAGACGAATACTATGACTCAGGAGCTGAGAAAGACTGGAGCAGAAAGTTAGCTAAGGACAAGGACCAGCAATTAATCTTTTTACCTGACTTGACTAACAAGAAACTCAAATTAACTTATTCTCCTGACACTGATGAGTTCAACACAATGTATGAACAAGCTACTAGTGAGATTTATGGACAACTTGAGTATACCTTTGACAATGAGTATGTTAAAGATGTTGACACTCAAGAGTTAATCTTCTCACCAACACCAGTTTTTCCTACTTCATTTGGAGCTTATGTACCAGCTATAGTGGGCTCAGCTCCTAACACTAATATTCGCATCTTGTATGATGGTGGTGTTCAGTCATGTCAGCCATTTGATATCTTAGACTTTGGCACAACTGGTGAATTTGGATTGACTAGCTATCCAATGTTAGGACACTTTGACAATGCTTTGACTCCTAGCTTTGATATTAATTTCGGCACTAATGACTTCTACTTCTATGAGCCATTATCTCTTACAGCTAACAACCTATACAACTTATACTGGAGAAGGACAGTTAATCAAATCAATGTAGGCAAGATGTTGATAGCTTACTTTGACTTGACTGAGGTAGATATTCAATCACTTAAGCTGAATGATAAGATATACATTGACAACTCTTGGTGGAATATCAATAAGATTCAAGACTACAATGGTAACCAACGACAGCTCACTAAGGTAGAGCTTATAAGCATTGACACTGAGATTGACTTAGCACCATTTAAGATAGGTAGAGGACGACCATTTGGTGACATTATGATAGGAGTCGGTGTAGATGCATTAGTTGGTAGAGCTACCTTCAACAACAATGTCATCTTACCAGGTGCGAATGCTCAAGTCTTTGGTAAGGGAAATGTAGTCACAGCTGGTACACAAGGAATCATAGTAGGTGATGGTCAGACATTGACTGAGAGTGGTATGGTAGTCAACAACCTGACAGTAACTAACACAATCAATGGAGCTGTGGTAGTCCCTTACAAGAAATATGTAGCTACAATTAGTCAGACTGGGACAGCAGACCCAACGGTCACAGTACTAGAGAATACGGTAGGTGATATAGTGTGGACAAGGGCAGGAGTAGGTCTTTATTCTGGTGACTTATTAGGAGCTTTCCCTAATCAAGATAAAGTATACTTGTCACTTAACAACACATTGACATCAGTTTTTATAACTGAGTTTAAATGGGGTACACTTGACAATGTCAATATTAACACCTATGATTTAACTGCCACGTCTATAGATGGAGCAATGTCTTTTAACACAATAGAAATTAGAGTTTATGAATGAAGTTGAAATACCATTAAAGATAACTGGCATAGGTGCCATCAAAGCTGAGTTAAGAGACCTTAAAGGTCAGATAGCTGATGCTACTGATCCAAAGGTTATGACTGCCTTGGCTCAAAGAGCTGGGGAGCTGAAAGATAGGCTTAAGGATGCAAATGAGCAGATTGCTGTCTTCACTACTGGTAGTAAATTTGAAGCTGTTAGTAATTCATTCTCAATGATAGGCTCTGACCTTGCATCATTGGATTTTGAAGGAGCTAATGAGAAGGCTCAAGTTTTTGCATCTAACTTAGCAGCTTTGAATCCTCAAGATTTGGCAAAAGGTTTCCAAGCATTTACTGGTATCATTAAAACAATGAGCGGAGCATTTGTTAAGTTAGGTATCACAATATTAGCTAATCCTATTTTTTTACTAGTAGCCGCTATTGTTGCTATAGTTGCCGCAGTTGTTATGGTGCTCAAATACTTTGGCGTCCTTGATGTTGTACTTAAGGCATTGATGGCTCCTATCAACATGATCATTGATGGCTTTAAGGCATTGACTGACATGTTAGGTTTCACTAGCTTTGCAGCAGAAGAGAATGCTGAGGTAGTAAAGAAGACTGAGGAGGCTAAGAGAGAGTCAATGAATGAAACCTTAGCCAACAGAAAGAAAGTGGCTGAGATGACTGCTACAATGAGCAGAGAAGAGATAGCAATGATGGAAGAGTTAACTGGTGTACAGATTGACACTAGTAAGTCATCATTTGATATTGAAGAGCAGAGACTACAGAACAACCAGGCATCACTTGAGGCACAGCTCCAATCATTACAAGCTATTGAAGATGCTGGTGGTGAGCTTACAGAAGATCAGATTAAGGATAGAGAGAAGCTCAAAGATGAGTACAAGAAAAATAATCAAGCAATAGAGGAGAACGAGAGAGCTAGAGCTAAGGCTATCATAGAAATCAATCAGAGACAGAATGACTTACTAATCAAGTCAAGAATGCGATTGATGGCTGATGAGAATGAAAGAGCTAAGGCACAGCTTAAACTTGATAAAGAGAAAGAGATTAAAGAGCTTAACATTTTGATAAGGAATGCTAAGGTATTAGGTCAGTCTACTAAAGGATTTGAAGAGGCTAAGTTAAACACCATAGCATTTTACGCTAATGAAGCTACTAAGATAGATACTAGAGTTGCTGATGAGGCTAAGAAGACAGCTGAGAAGGAACGCAAAGAGAATGCTGATAGACAAAAGGCTAACTATGAGAGCTATGTCAAGTCATTAGAGCAGAAATTAAAAGCTACTAAGGACTCCAATAAGGTATTAATCTTAGCTACAGAAGAGGGTACTCAGTCAAGAGTAGATGCTGAGGTCAAAGCACTCCAGTTAGAAGTTGACTACATGGCTAAGAATGCTAAGGCATTTAAAATTAGTCAAGACCAATTGACAATTATTAGAGCTGAGACACTTAAGCAACAAGAGAAGCTACAAGAAGACTATAATAAGAAGGTCAGTGATGCTACCAATAAGGAGAATCTTGCTAAGGCACAGAATGACTTATTAACAGCTACTACAGATGAGGCTAAATTTGAGGCTAAGATAAAACTACTAGAGTCTGAGGCAAAAGTTAAACTACAGAATGAGGAGCTAACAGCTACTGAGATTAAAAATATCAATGACCAGTTAGCAATTGACTTGGGTGTAGTTGAGAAAGCTAAAACTGATTTTGCTTTTGAGAAGACAAAGAAATTAATTGATGCTGAGAAGTTAAGAATTGAGACAGCTCTATCATTAGCATCCTTTGAACTTGAGAGATTTAAAGGCAATAAAGACGAGGAGATAAGACTTAACAATGAATTCTTGTCTAAACAATTAGCTGTACTAGATGCACAGAAACTTGCAGAGCTTAACAACTTGAATCTATCAGAGACTGAGAAGGAAGCCATAAGAGAGAAATTTAGACAAGCTAAAATCACAGCAGAAGAGGCTACAGCTAAAAAGATTGAAGAGATAGAAGAGGCTGCTCAAGCTAAGACTTTAAAGAATATAAATGAAGGCTTTGAGACAACTAAACAAGCACTAGGAGCTATCACTAATGTACAAGAAATAAGCACTAGAAATAAGTTGAAAAATGTTGAGAAAGGTAGTAAGCAAGAAGAGGCTATCCTTAAGCAACAATTTGAGCAACAGAAAAAAATGAATCTAGCAATGGCTGCAATCAATGGAGCACAAGCTATCTTAGCAATCTTATCAGTTCCTGACTTCACTCTTGGTATTGCATCAGGGATAAGAATAGCCGCATCTATAGCAGCAACTGCAGCATCTATCTCAGCTATATCATCCACATCATTTGAAGGTGGTGGTAATGCTCCTACACCAGTGAGTGGTAACACTACACAATCTAACATTGGTCAGATGGCAACACCTAACTTATTTGGCAACAGCAACAATGCTAACAATGTAGGTAACAATGGCAATAGCAATGACCAGTCAACACCTAACTTCACAGTCACAGCTGTAGTAAGTGAAACAGAAATGACATCAACACAGAATAGAGTTAAAAGAATCCAAAGAAACGCAGAATTATGACAAGTTATCAAGCATTAATAAACAAGATTGAAGCATTTTACAACGATCACCTACAAGTTAAGAAAGTAGGTAGTGACTTCAATGAGCAACTTCCTAACTTTGCCACTAAAGATGAGAGGTATCCTTTAGTTTTTATCACTCCAATTGTGGCATCTACTACAATGGATGTGAACACTATCAGCTTAGAGGTGTATTGCTTAGATATCATTCAGAAAGATAGAGCTAATATCACTGTGATACTTTCAGACTGTCATCAGATATTGGTAGATTTAATCAATTATTTTAATTTTAGTAATGATTATTCATTTGATATCGTTGGCTCACCTTCAATCACTCCATTGAACAATCAACTACTAGACTATGCGGCTGGTTGGGTAATGAATCTAGATGTTGACATCAGCAACTGGACTAATTGTCAAGTCCCTCTTAAGTTGCCAGTAGTGGTAGGTTGTGACATTATATCAGTAACCTACACCTTAGTTGGTGAAGATCCTGTAACGGTGGAGGTGGAGAAAAAAGAAGATGGAAATTATTATTTTGATGGATATGAAATTGAGAAAGACGGTGAAGAATGGCTTGTAAATTCAAGTTGTGAAAAAGAAGTAGTATTGTTTTCTTTTACTTACGAAAATATTACGAATGAAGTTGTAGTTGTGAAAATTGACGTATATAATTCTGAATCATTATATTGCGCTGTTTTCAATGAAAATGCTTTTATTATTTATTTTGACGATATAAAATGGATTTTGGTAAACGCTACTGATAATACTGTACTAGCTGAATCAACAGACTTCATAACTTGGACAGCTTTAGTTGAGGATTTTGAAGTAAATTCATCAATAGTTACAAATCAATCTATTGGGTGTATTTCTGTTAATTATGGAGAAACAACGGTTGAACTTTTAAAAGTTGGGATACTTAATGGAGAAAACATTTTTGTAAGCGGTATTGATTTTGATGATTTTAATATTGAAACGGCAATAGGGGTTGATCTAGATTACCCTGATAATTGGAGTTTATCTTTCAACAATGATACAAGTGTTTATCTACTACCTTTAACAACTACACCACCAATTTCAAATGATTGGACATATTTAGAGGGCGAAGATTTAGGTTCAGTTACAACAACACCTTGTGATTGTGGAGAATTACAAGCAACCCTTTCAGAGGACACCCTTTGTCCTTTCGGAGATTATACAATCCCAGAAGGCAGTCCATTTGAAGCGTTTGAGGTGAATCCTATCTTATAACTAATTTCTCAACTCAATACAATATAGTTATGGCACGTAGACAGAAAATATCACAGATGACTCCTAAGGGAGCTAACTTACAAGCTACAGATTTATTAGAGATTAGTGAGTTAAGTGGCACTGGCTACATCACTAAGTCAATTACTGGTCAAGAGATAATCAACGCGGCTAGTGGTGGTGGTGGTAGTCAAGACTTGCAACAAGTTACTGATATAGGAGCTACTACTACCAATGCTATACAAATCACACACAATGGTAGCACAGACACTCTTACAGCTACTCACTCAAGTGGTAGTGGAATAGGATTGTTAATCACTAAAGGAGGTGCTAATGAAGGACTTAAAGTTAATAAGACATCAGGTAGTGGTAATGCGGCTACAATCATTGGAACATTAGAGGCTACTACATTGGTAAAGACTGGTGGAACATCTAGTGAATACTTGATGGCGGATGGTAGTACTAACACATTGGATCAAGCCAGTATTCTTTCATTGTTAGGTTTTTGGCAGTACAACCGAGTTGCTGAATCAACAGCAGTAACTGGAACAACAGCGGAAACAATTATTCAAAATATTACTATTCCTGCAAACACTTATTTGAATGGTGGAATACTCAGACTTTACAATATAAAATTCAGAAAAGTTGGAACAGTTGCTGGAACAGTTCTAAAAATATACATAGGACCCAATGCGAACAACTTATCAGGAGCAACTCAAATCGCTGTGCTTAACACAACTCCATCTACATTGACAACTGAAATATTGAGAACATTTACTTGCTTTACAAATGCAATTGTTGGATTTAATGCTGGTTCATCAGCTGTTTCAGATGTAACCAATAATACATTGGCAAGAACACAAACAACTGTGGATTGGACAATAGCACAAAACATTATAATCACTTCCCAAACTGGTGTTCTTTCGGCAGATAGTATTACTTTAATTGGAGCATCAGCTAAAAATTTTTAATAATGTACACCATAATAGATTCAACAACAGGACTACTACTCTTTGCAAAGTCAGATGATGTAGTTTTAGAAGGACAAATAGCAATTGAGCAAATTTGCACAATTGAAAATCCTGAGCTAAAAGATATTTATTATAATTTTGAAACAAAACAATTCTATATCTAATGGCATACGCTAACAATGGAGAGTTTAATGTCTTATATAAGACTAGGAGAAGGATGGCTAACATCCTCAAGAGGATACTTAGGAATGATATAGTAGCTGGTCAAGGTACACTTGTAGAATCAATCAGAATCAATGCTAAGATTACCAGTTTTGAGAAGCTAGAAATACAGATAGTGGCTATGTACTATTTTATATTCCTTAATAATGGTGCTTTCTTATGGAATGGTGGAGTAATTACTCCTAGAGACTATGTCAATCAGTTCACAAATGAACTTAATAACTCAGGAATCACAGCAGAAATATACTCACAGTACACAGAATGGTTAACTAAGCGTTATCCTATGCTTAAAGTTGCTGAGATACTTGAGAAGAATCAAAGAATCACATACACATTTGAGGCTCTTGATCCACCAGAAGGATTTAAAGTAGGCTATCCATTAGATGTTTAATTCTTTCTTCATTGCCAACATATTGAAGGTCATGATAAGTGGTAAGTTGGTGACATCTTCAAACTTAGTTAAGTCTTCATTACATAAGCTGTAGATTAGTCTCTCCCATCCCCACTTAATCTCACTCTTTTTAAGCTGTAAGTCTTTGGACTCTTGAGAGTTGGTAGGTCTTTCATCCTCATCCTCTTCTCCATTGTCATCATGGAATAAGTTGCCATAGGTATCCATGAAGTTTTCCCTAAAAGCTATAAACTCAGGTATTATTCCATAGATGTCATTGATGCAATAGTCTTCAAATAGCTCATATCTTTGTCTAGGAGAGAAGTCATAAGGCTCAAATACAGTAACACCCCACTGATTGGCTGACTTTTGTCTATAGAGAATGGATGCAATGTGACCAATGTTTTGATTATAGTCCTTTGAGAAGTAGTGCTCAAGGTCAATATACTCACCTACAGTCAACTTATCTAATGACTTGAAATGGTAGTCATCAAGTTGGTGCTTGTATTGTTTAGATGGCTCAGAGTTCACGAACTTAATCTGACTAATCATAGCGGTCACCTCTTCTATGTCAAGGTCTTCAAGCTCTTCTGAGCTGACATCAGCTAAAATAGCAAGAATCTCAATCTCTCTATTGAAGACCTCAGGTATAGTGTACAGCTCTCTAATCTCTTTGAACTGCAGAACATCAATCTCACTCCAAGATTTCGGTAGGTGCATCCTTAGGTATATGTTTAGATAATTTCTGACCAATCTCTACCAGGTATGGCACAGCTAACTCAGCTTTCAATTCTCTGATTAACTTTGCTTTTAACTTGATGTGTGCATCTGAGTAGTGCTCTACCTTAGTCAAGTCATTACGCTTGAATAGAACAGCTAACAACTCAGATATATAGCCTTTATGCTTTGAATGCATGATCTTCTCAATGTGCTTAGTGTCTTTTACAGATAGTTTGAACTGGTCCTCAAATGCAGTATAAGTGTAGCCATCTATCTCAAGTGTGTTCACTAGCTCAGGTTTTCCTGATAAGTCATTGAAAGATTTTACTATTTCTTTAAATTCTTCAATCTCCACATCATCCCATTTAATTGTGGGCACTCCTAAGAATTCAAAAACTTGCAAATGCTTATCAATAGCATCTAGCTCAGAGTTAGCGTGAATAGTGGTGATTGTTTCAAATTGCTGTACGCTCAACTCATTCAATTGGTTAGGTACATCAATGCCTAAAATATTTACCATAGATTTTATTTTTTAACAAATATAATACTTTTTACAATATAGGCATGGATAGACCAGTCTATAAGATAACAATTGAGGATGAGTATGCTGATGGTGAAAACTTAGGTATAGAAATGATTGCATTTACTTCAAAGCCTGCAATAAAGGTTAAAGGTATGGCATTCAATTCTCATGTGTTATGGCATTCATTTGACTCAGTTAAAATGAGAGTTGTTGCACCAGCAATGATACCTATGAATATCTATAGAATGGATGAGGATGGTGAAGAGTATGACGCACAATTCTCAGCTGAGGTGATTGAGCAGATACATTCTAAGTTCATGCAGAATCTAAAGAATAAAGACATCTTTAATCTTGAGCATGATGCAACTGAAAAGGTACCAGCTTACATCCTAGAGGCTTGGATAGTTGATAGTCCAAAGACTGACAAGGCATTCACTACTTATGGTATTGATGTACCTAAGGGAACATTGATGCTAACAAGTCAAGTGACAGATAGAGCTTACTATGACGAGCTTGTAGAGTCAGGTCAAGTTGGCTATTCTATAGAAGGCTTTTTAGGTATGAAATTATCGGAACAATTAAAATTAAATACTATGAAATTACCTGATGGAGAGCATCTAATCGAGGATAAAATCTATGTTGTAAAAGACGGAGAAGTTATTGAGATTAAAGATGTACCTACAGAGTTGGAGGCTGAGTTATCAGCAGACCCAGCTGTAGAAGAAGAAGTGGCTGATGCTGAGGCTCAAGCTACAGAAGAAGCTGAAACAGAAGAGGTAGCTATGGCTATTGACCCAGCTGTAGATGCTGAGGCTATTATTGCCCTTGTGAGACCTTTATTAGAGGAGCACATGAATTCAGTTATCTCAATGATTGCTGGTTTAAAAAATCAAATTGAGGAAGGTATTGCAGTTGATACTGAAGAGGAAGTAGCTAGTGTAGCATTGACTGCTCACGAAAAATTTAAAGAATTTGTAAAATTTTCAAAATCAAAATAAAATGACACGTAACCTAAAATTCGACCTAGACATCGAAACAAATGCACTTTTGTGTGCAAATCCTGATGAGTTTTATTCTAAAGCATACTTATCAAGTCCTGACATTGCTAACAACTTCAGAACTTTACCAGGTATCAAGAGCAAGACTAAATTAGCTAATGTAACTTTTGGCTCTTTATTGAAAGAATCAACTTGTAACTTTACAGCTCCTACAGATACATTGGATGCAATTGACATTGATGTATGTGCTTTGTCAGCTATGGCTCAACTTTGTCAATTTGACTTAGAGCAGTCTTTCTTAGCTTTGCAAATGTCTCAAGGCTCAAATGGTGACTTCACTGTAGCATCTTTTATGTCTTACTACTGGAATGAAATGGCAAATGTTATTGGTCAAGACTTAGAGTTGTTGAGATGGCAAGGTAACGCTGCATCTGAGGATCCATTGTTATCATTGTGTACTGGCTACTTGTTTCCAATGTTCTATGATACTGATATTATCGGTTTATATGATGGTGCTGTAACTACTTCAAATGTATTGACTGTATTAGAGTCAGTTGTTAATGCTGCTCCTAATACAATTTCACGTAAAAAAGCAGACTTAAGATTGTATGTATCAACAAATGTAGCTAATGCATACGAGTTGAAAGCGGCACAAGGTAACACTCAGACTTATGTGACTTTACCATTAGGCTTGACATTCTTAGGAATCAATGTAGTAGTATGTGAAGGTATGCCTGACAACACTATCTTATTGACTTTGAGAACAAATCTTATCTATGCATTTGATGCTGAAGGTGACTCTAAGGCTTTGAAAGCTGTAAACTTATCTGACTCAGTTGCTGAGCCATACTTAAGAACTCGTGCTAATATGAAGGCTGGTTTTCACTACACTAACCCTTCTGAGATAGTGTTATACAATGCATTTTACATCTAAGATATAAAAGGGAGGTAGCAATGCCTCCCTATTTTTTCACTTTAAAACATAAATAAAATGGCATGTGATGCACTTCAAACCATACAGAAAAGTTGTGATAACAACACTGGTGGTATTTATAAATTTTATGTCAATCAACAAAATAATGTTGATATGACTTCATTGACAGTTGATGCTGGTGATGACTACCTAATTGACAATTTAGACTTAGTAGGTGGAGCTGATCCATTTATTGAGTTTGAATTCAGACGCAACACTTCAAGCTACACAGAAGAGTCAAACATTGACTTAATCAATGGCTCTTCATTTGTAACTCAGACAATTAACTTGATTTTTCACAGAAGAGAATCAGTTAAGTCTAGTGCTATCAAGGTGTTAGGCTCAGGTCAGCAGTACTTAAGTGGTATTGTTCAAGATGCTAATGGCTTGTACTGGTTTTTCCCATACTTGCAGTTGACTGCAACTGGTGAAGGATCTGGTACAGCTAGAGCTGATGGTTCTAAATATTCCATTACCTTGCTTGCAGAGAATGAATTTTTAGCTTACCAAATTGAAGAGTCTGTAGTGACTGCTTTAATTACACCAGCTCCATAATCTATTCTTTTCTCCATAGATAAAGAGGCCTTGCAGAAATGTAAGGCTTTTTTTTTAATTAAAATTTTCGCATCATACAATATAGGTATGATATATCTTGAGAAAGACTCAACAAATAGCTTTGTGCTGACCTTAACTGAGGTCACTACACTATCAAACCCTTACTATTTATTTGAGTTCGAAGATGAATTTAACACAACATCTAATCCAATATACTGGCAAGGTGTTGATACTTCATTGTGGCCCTCAAGATTTAACCTATTTACTATCACTGACCCTATAGATATTGACTTTATTAAAGGTCAGTATAGATACAAGGTTTATGAAAGCTCTACACCGACACTTAATCCAGTTGGATTGAATATGATTGAAGAGGGTAGAATGGTAGTGGCTGGTGCAATTATTAACTCAATTTATGACTAATGGCTTGGTATAGTAGATTTATAGGCGAGAAGCCTAAAGGTATAGAAATAACAGAAGGCTATCAGTCTTTCTCTACACCATTTGGTAGAGTAGGTGATGCTAACTTATCACTACCTTATGTGAATGGTAGATATCAGATAGCTGGTTACATACCATTCGGTCAAGATAACATGTTCCCTGAGCTATTAAATCAGCTCTACTATACATCACCTTTACATGGTGCAATTGTGGACTTTAAAACTAACTCAGTAGTAGGTGGTGGATATACTCTTAAGAGTGAAGGAATGACCAATGAGGACAAGCTCAAACTGTACACATTTGAGAAGAAAATAAAACTCGGCAAAGTAGAGAGAGCAATAGCTCAACAGTTGACTGTACACCACAGAGTTTACTTCAAGTTGTGCTACAATTCAAAGAGAGAGCTGTATAAGATTTATAATGTATCACCTGAGAAGGTCAGAATAGCTAGAGATAAACAAACTTACTTTTTATGTGATGACTGGTCAGCTAGAATTGACGTAACACCTATAAAAAAATATCATCCTACTAATAGTGATCTTGAGCAGTTGTATGTTTATGAGATAATGACACTGGGACAAGAATGGTATCCTTTGCCACAGTACACCAGTGCTCTTAACTTTGCGTTTCTATCAGGTGAGTTGAGCTACTTCGCAAAAAGTAACATTCAAAATAGTGTCTTTCCTTCATTTGCTATGATGTTTCCAAAGAGACCACAGTCAGAAGAGGAGAAGTCAATGATTAAACGCACAATTGATAGGTTAAAAGGTGCAGCTAATGCTGGTAAGGCTGTAGCATTCTTTGCTAACTCAGCTGATCAATTACCAAAGATTGAATCACTACCTACTAATGGCAATGATAAACTATTCCATGAGGCATCAGCATTGAATACAGAACAAATATGTTTTGCTCACACAATTGATCCTATTCTTATGGGTGTTCGCACTACTGGCTCATTAGGTGGGGGTGCTGACATCAAGCAAGCCTATGTCATCTTTGAGAAAAATGTAGTCATGCCATTGAGAACTCAAGTTGAGGAGATAGTTAATGAGCTTTTAGAGATTGCTAAGATACCAGGTGAATACACTATCAACAACTTTCAAATTATCAATGAGACAATTGTTGAGATTGAAGGTGATGCATCTAAAACAGCTGATGCTATCAACTCACTTAGTCCATTGGTGGCTACAAAAGTACTCAATGCAATGACTCCTAATGAAGTGAGAGCACTTGCATCTTTACCTCCTATTGAAGGTGGTGACGTAATACCAACTGAAACACCAGTACTATGATCTACTTTATAACTGAGACCTACTTAAAGGTTAATACACCAATCACAGCGAATGTAGATGTTACAGATGTGACTCCATACATAGCTACTCAGGCACAGCTTAGAGTGATGCCTATTCTTGGAACTACTTACTACAACTATCTACTTGCTGCATACAATGCTCAGACTCTTACTAATGATGAGGAGGTACTTGTTACCTTCATACAGCCAGTAATAGCTTGGAGAAGTGCAGAAGATGCTATCTTTGGATTGACCTATCAACTTAAGAATAAGGGATTGCAGACTCAATTTGGTGACTTCTCAGCATCAGTGAGCAGAAGTGAGGTAGCATTTGGAATGGAGCACTACGCACAGAAGGCTTCATTTTATGAGCAAAGATTGATTAGATACTTGATTGCTAATAAAGACTTGTACCCGGGTTTCACAGATAAGACAAACAGAGATACTGACCTTAGACCAATGATAGATGAGTGTTCTTGTGATTGTATTGGTCAATGTCATAGTGGGTGCCATTGTGGTGGGATGAGAGAAAATGGTTATAATAATTCAATACTAATTTTGTGATGGGATTTAATGAGATAGCATTTACTATAATAACTATCCTATTATCAGGGATAGGTTACTTTTTAAAGAATGTACATAGTGACATAAAAGCTGTAGTAACTGAGCAGAAAGACATCATAGCTGATGTAAGCCATCTTAAAGGTAAGATTGACCTGGTAGACAATGAGGCAAGATTCAGAAGTGACTCAATTGAGAAAATGACACAGCTTGAAATCAAACATTTAGCTGAGCACATCAGTGAGTTGACTCAGTCAGTTAAAAAATTAATAGAAATACAATTAGTAAAATGACACTAAGAGACAGATGGTGCTCCAAAACACCTAATTTTTGGCTTAGAGTAAGGAACTTATCAATAACTATTGGTAGTATTGGAGCTGTTTTATTGACTTCTCCATTTGAATTGCCTACTATTGTAGTAGATGTGGCTGGATACTTAGTGACAGCTGGTACAATTGGAGCTACACTATCACAGTTAACAGTCCAAAAGTGATGGAATTCTTATTAGGATTTGTATGTGGACTATTAATGGGAGTTATTATAATACTATACTATGAGTTATAACTGGCTAAAAGAAGAGACTGCTCCTAGAATCCTAGTACAAGCTGTCAAGCTAATAGGTACTAAAGAGATAGTAGGCAAGGCACACAACCCTATCATTTTAGACTGGGCAAAAGAGCTTAAAATTAAGACATACACTAATGATGAGATACCTTGGTGTGGTCTATTCATTGCTTACTGTGCTCACAAGGCTGCTGTTGAGGTAGTAGATGGTCCATTGTGGGCATTGAACTGGGCTAAGTATGGCACAAAGGAAAGCACTCCAATGTTAGGTGATGTATTGACCTTCAAGAGAGATGGTGGTGGTCATGTAGGCTTGTATGTTGGTGAGGATAGAACACACTACCATGTGCTAGGTGGCAACCAAAATAACCAGGTGAATGTAATGAGAATTGCTAAGACAAGATTACACCAGGCAAGAAGAACAGCGTGGAAAATAGCACAACCATCTAATGTGAGAAAAATAGAATTATCAAATAAAGGAATAATAAGCACAAACGAAGCATAATGAA